TCAGGTGAAAAACTATAAGAGTATTTTTTTACATCTAAATACGTTTCTAACGCATTAATTTCTTCTTCAAATGTAGTGGATTTTGTAATAACTTCCAAGCGTTCTGCTGCCACCTCTTCAGGTATATCAACAGCTCTTTCTGCTTTTCTTATAACATACCAATCAGTAGGCTTCAATAAACTTCCTGCTTGTGATTTAATGTCTGATATTTTCTCAGCTTTTAAGGCATCTATATCGTAAACAGGTTTGGTTTCGCCTGTTGGTTCCATATCGTCACCTAGCACTTCGTAAGTAGCATCAAAGTCAATGTCAATTACAGCGTATGTAAATACTTTCTTTTTCTTATTGAATGCTAAAGAACCTAGCTTTTGGCTTTGAGAATCGTATGCAGGTGTAACAACATCGTAAAGACCGTAATCTGAATGTTTAGCACGTCTAAAGTTTAGGTGCAACCCTTTTGCATCTTCCCAAGTCTGTGGAATACTTCTGTAAGTTTTGATGTTTCCATCTATTTCTATTGCCTTCATTATGATTGTTGTTGAGAGATTGATAACCAGTAGTCATTTGTAGCTGCTACTACTATTTGAATAAAATTTGGTGCTGTTTCGCTATATGTTCCTGCTATTCGTTTAGCACTAGTAAACGTAGGTACAAATGCTCCTGAAAGTATTAAGTCTTTAGTCATTCCAATTTCAGCACTTCCAAATGTAAAGATAGTATCAGCAGTCATAGCCGCAGTAAATACTTGTTTAGCACTAAAATCTAATGTAACAGTTCCACTCACATTTCCTACAGCTTGTGCAGTTGTAAATTCATTTCCTAGCTTGTCGTAGGTTACAGCGTCATTAGCTAGTTTAGCAGTTGTTACACCTAAGTCATTTAATGAAACAGTTGCAGTATTTGATGCTACAGTAGCTGCAATTGGTGCAGTACCAACTACTCCTCTAACGTCACCTAAATCATCTTGGTATAATTCAGTAAAGTTGTTTTGTACTTTTGTAAAAGCAGCGAATAGAGTATCTCCATCACCCGCATTAGCTACTCCTATGTCTATGTTTTCTTGTGCCATTATTAATTCTTTATGTTACTGTTCTATCTGTTGTATATAATGTTGTATCTGTTCTAAATGCTGTGCTGTCTATTGTAAATGGGTCTCCGCAACTTGGATAAATAATTCCCCAAGAATTGGTTGCCGTTTGCGCTCCCCACCAACTTTCACAATATATTTTTCCGAAACTCATCTTTTCTCTTTATAAGATAACTATTTAGCTTAATTTCGTTTTCTTTCTTAGGCTTATATTTAGATTTAACTTTATTTTTCTTTTTCAAAAGTGCCATCCGTTAAATAATGCATCCTTGTCAGGGTAAATATCTTCATTATTATTAGTATAATATTCAGGGAATTTGCTTGAAGCATTAAAGCTCATATACTCAATGAATCTATTGGTATAATACTCAGCATAATCTCTCTCCTTAGCTATAAGGTAATCAATTTCAGTTTTGTCAGCTAACTCACTATTTTCGCTTGTATGCTTGTAAACACCTCCATTTGCAACTGTATATGCCGCAAAAGGAAGATACTCTGCCATAGCAAAGTGGATTAACATATCTTGAATATAATCGTTTACTAATGCTAGGTAATCACCTGCTAAAGAGTCTGCAATTATATCAGCACTTATCTTATCATACAAATCACTCCCTAGATAATTCCTAACGTGTATTTCTTGCGCTAGTTTTATGAATTGTATGAATTTGTCGGTGTCAACATTTCCGCTTAATGCAGTGTTCTTCACCAAGTCCTGTCTCTTTATAAATAAAGCTGTTGCCATTATTCTTCTGTTTCTATTTCTATTTCTTCTTCCTCTACAGCTTGTCCCGCATCACTCTTTACGCCAGTTTCTTTTTCTACTTCTGCATCAGTTATAGCGTTGGTTAAATCGGTGAATTCTAAAGGTTGCAGAGTCTTAAAGTAAATATCTAGGTTAATATTATTGTATTCCAATATTTTCTCCAATTCATCTAATATAGTTACCTGCATAGGTCTAATAACCGTATTATCCATAAGCAAAGATGCTGTCTGTAACTCTTCGGCATTATTCCCAAGACCGGTATTGTCTTTTATTCCGACTAACATCGGAGACACAATTCTATGGGAGACCATTACCTTCTTCATTGACTCGTCTGAAAGGAATTGGTATTGTTGATGCGCATCGTTTAATATAACGGGTTCTATTGAAGCCGAAAGCTCTTTGCTATCGTTGAATGCCAAAATAAACTTACCTGCGTTAGAACTACCGCTAAACTTGCTGTAGATGGCTCTTTCAATCTCATCTCTTTGCTCTTTATCAGGAACCCCATTATTGAAGTTAATAAGCATTGAAGGTTGCAGTCCATTCTGAATATTATTTATATGGTAGTTTGCAATCTCTTCCTCTAATTCAGCATATTGTAAACCCCCTTGATAATCTACCGGAGAGTAGTAATAAAATCCTGCTCTGTAAGGTCTGATGTATAAAATCTCTATTCCATCTTTACTTTTACCAAATGCAGATATTCTTTGAGGCTTACTATTAGATTTAACTTCTGACCAATCTGATGAGTAGTAATAAGCAGCTATTTCTCCTTCTTTATTCGCTTTCTCAGCTCTAAGAGTTTCAATAGGCATATGTTCTACCTGAACAATCTTGCTTCTGTCTTTGCTATAGATTACCTGCAAAGCAGCTTGACCCATCATTTTATAGTCATATGATATTTTCTTTATAACGTCTTTTCGCAATAAAGCCTTCATCTCTTTAATCTCCGCTTCAGTACTAGAGCTATCTGTAGCCTCTAAACCTTTACCGTAAATCATTTCAGCTATTCCATTGATAGCGGCATTATTAGTAGGAGAACCATTATATCTTCCAATAAGGTAAGAGAAGTAATCATTGTCGTCTCCATATTCCACCCAGTCATAACGAGTTGACTCGTTTACTTCAGGCTTTGTGTAGGATGATAAATTCAAAACGTGAACCGATTGACTTACCTTATCTACTGCTAAACTTACTTTTCTATTTTTAGCCACTTTTAATATTTTATTCATTATATAATTACAAACTCATTATCATAACTATCTTCAGATGTATATTCTCCTTGATTGACAAAATACTTATCTAAATCAGTTTGGTCAGTACAGAATATCATACCTCTGTATATTTCATTAGTTCCATCTTTAACTACGAAGGAATATTGATTACCTTCTATTAAAGAAAATAGACCTGCTAAGACCATGAAATCTTTGTCTGTTGTTTTAGTAACAGCTACAGCTATTGTTTTTCTAGTAGATTTATCCGTTAAAGATAAAGTCGGAGTAGTTGCATCTGCACGAGGTATTATCCTTATACTTTGACTGGCTGTTGATGTTGTTAAAATCTCCATACTAAAGTAACAAAAATACTTTAAAGTGTTTTAAATATAGGCAAAAAAAAGGAGGGCGAATGCCCTCCCTTTAAACCTAAACCTAATAGTTATTAGGGGTTTCTCTGAGTTGATGGAGTTGCAGTACCTGTTATCCCTGCGAATGGGTCTGCTACTGTAGCACCATCTACAAAATTTGGTAAAGTAATCTCGTTAGCGGTCAATGTTAAAGTGTAACCATTTAGGTCTCCCATTGCTGCTCCTGTAACTGCTGTACCTGCGGTAACATCAGCTCCATTTTCTCTACCCACTAACATTACACCTCCATTGTAAGTTTCAATGAAAACGTAAGGACGACCATAAGCCATCAATTTCAATTCTTTGTTATCCTCTTTTGTTAGTTTAGGGAATGTTAAATTCACTACCTGCTCAAAGAAGGTTGTACCATTGTCAATAGACGAGGTAATATTTGTTTCTAAGGAAGAATTTCCTTTAACATCGTAAGTGTGATAAGTAAAATCCCCCGTAATGTCGGTAACTTCGTCATTAGTGCCTAAAGTTACTCCTGTTAGGTCTCCGTAATCAACGAAATGAATTTGTCTTATACCACCTACAACATCTTTACAAGGTCTTAATCTTCCCCCAGTTAAATCACAAGCCATAGTTTTATAGTATTAAAAAAGGGTAAGTAGGCTCTTGGCTTACCTACCCTCTTTGATTAGTTAATTTGTTTATTACGAGTAAAGAACGATGTCAGAACCGATTGCGTGCTGGATTCCAGCAGTGTATCTCATAACGATTCTTACATTCTGAGAACCATCGATGTCAGCCATATCAATAACTTTAACTTCTTGAGAGTCAGATAGTAAGCCAGTTCCAAAGAACAAGTTAGACTTCTCAGCAGCGACCATCTTATCAGAACTCATACCTGATGCTAGTACAACGTTTATTCCATCAAATGTAAGTGCA